CCGGCTCATCGACAAACTCGATCACCGTTTCGACGGCGGCGGAGAAGTGGTTGTCCGGATGCAGTTTGCGCGCCGCGAACGGATTGGCGTCGGGGTTGGACGCAGCAAACTGCAGCATCTCGGTGCCAAGGCTCGCCGGGTTGTCGGTGACGGCCAGCCCCACCAGGTACGCCTTGCCGGTGTCGGCAAACTTCGGGTTCACTTCAATGGACGTGAAGACCTTCTGGCCTTTCTTGGTCATCCCGACCAGGTCATCGGTGGGCGAGATTTCGGCAAAGAGTTCCAGCTTGCCCTCGGCGTTCTGGGCTTGCGACAGCGCATCCACGAAACCGTAGTTGCGGAACGGCCCATCGGGCAACACGCCGCGGATGTGTTCGAGGTTGATCGTTGCGCGGTACTTGGCCGGATCGTAGTGCTCGGCCATTTGCGCGATCCATTCACGCTGGATGGTGCGGCCATCGACCGTGGCGCCCTCGGTCGCAATGCGGAATTTCTTGGATTTCTTTGCCATGCAACGGGCCTCGGTGACGTGGGAATGGGGATAGGTCGCCAGCATCGATAGCGCTGCGCGTAGCGGCAACGCGGTGCGGTTCTGTACGCATCGGTTAAGAACAACACGCGGCCCAGTGCGGTGAGGCGCGTCCCTACGCTGTCGGTCATGTTGATGCCCGCCGTCGCCACCGATCCGCGCACCGTTGCTCGCAGCCTGTATTTTCAGGGCTGGAGCGTCACCGCTATTGCCGACTACATCGGCCAGGCGCGCTCGACCGTGGAATCATGGAAGCAGCGCGACGGTTGGGCGACTGCAAAACCAATCGATCGCGTGGATGCGGTGCTCGAAGCGCGGCTGTGCCAGTTGATCGCGAAGGACGCCAAGGACGCGCACGACTTCAAGGAAATCGATCTCCTGATGCGCCAGGTCGCGCAGATCGCGCGGGTGCATCGCTACGAAGCACCTGGTGGCCATGAAGGGCATCTCAATCCCAAGGTCGCAAACCGAAATGCTGGCCCGAAAAAGAAGCCGCTCAAGAACGACTACAGCCCCGAGCAGGCGACGCAGCTACATGAAGCCTTCATGGATTCACTGTTCGCCTATCAGCGACGGTGGCACGAGGCCGGGCTCGTGCAGCGCATCCGCAATATCCTGAAATCGCGCCAGATCGGTGCCACCTGGTATTTCGCGCGCGAAGCGTTGGACGACGCGATCCTCACCGATCGCAATCAGATTTTCCTGTCGGCCAGCCGCGCGCAGGCGGACGTGTTCCGCCAGTACCTCACGCAATTTGCGAAGGAGGCGGCCGAGATTGAGCTCAAGGGCGATCCGATCATCCTGCCCAACGATGCCTCGCTCTACTTCCTGGGTACGAACGCTCGCACCGCACAGAGCTACCACGGCAACCTGTACTTCGACGAGTACTTCTGGGTGTACGGCTTCCAGACGCTGCGCAAGGTCGCGTCCGGCATGGCCATCCACAAGAAGTGGCGGCAAACGTATTTCTCGACGCCCTCGGCGCTGAGCCACGACGCTTATCCGTTCTGGTCGGGTGCGTTGTTCAACAAGGGTAGGGCGAAAGCGGATCGGGTTGAGATCGACATCAGCCACGCGGCGCTGATGCAGGGCCTGGCGTGCGCGGACGGCCAATGGCGCCAGATCGTGACGGTGCTCGATGCCATGGCCGGCGGCTGCAACCTGTTCGACATCGACCAGTTGCGCCTGGAATACAGCAGCGAGGAATTCCAGCAGCTCTTGATGTGCGAGTTCATCGACGACTCGGCGTCGGTGTTTCCGTTTGCGCTGGTCAGGCGCTGCATGGTCGATAGCTGGGAAGTGTGGGACGACGTGCGCCCCTTCGCGCCACGCCCGCTCGGCGATGCGCCGGTGTCGATTGGCTTCGATCCGTCCAAAGGCACCAGCGGCGGCGACCCTTCAGGTTGTACGGTGAATGCGCTGCCGACATCTCAGCGCGATCTGTTCCGCGTGGTCGAGAAACACCAGTGGCCAGGCCAGGACTTCGACGCGCAGGCCGGCAACATCAAGCGGCTCTGCGACACCTACCACGTCACGGACATCGCCATCGACACCACCGGTATGGGCACGGGCGTGTATCAGCTGGTGAAGCAGTTTTTCCCGATGGCGCGCGCGATCCAGTATTCGCCCGAATCCAAAGCGCTGATGGTGATGAAGGCGCAGGACGTCATGGGTAAAGGGCGCCTGGAATGGGACGCCGGCTGGACCGATCTCGCTGCTGCCTTCATGGCCATCCGCAAAACCCTCACCCCGAGCGGCCGGCACGTCACCTATGACGCGAGCCGCTCTGCCGATGTCGGCCACGCGGATCTCGCCTGGTCGGTGATGCATTCCTTGATCGTTGAACCGCTGGAAGGTCGTGCGGCCAACAGCCAGAGCTTTATGGAGATTTCCTGATGGGCAAACGTAAAAACGCCAAGCCGCAAGATAACGTCGCCAATACTGCGGCCACGAAGGCGCACGCCTTCACCTTCGGCGAGCCGGAACCGATCGATCGCGCGTCCCTGCTGGACTACGCGCAGGTGTGGAGCAATGGCCGCTGGTATGAACCGCCGGTCAGTGTCTTGGGCCTGGCCAATATGTTGCGCACGGCGCCGCATCACTCGTCCGCGATCTTCATCAAGCGCAACCTGCTGGTGTCGTCGTTCGTGCCGACTCCGTACCTGTCGGTGGCGGACTTCGAAGCCTTCGCCACCGACTACCTGGTGTTCGCGCATGCCTACCTGGAACAGATCCCGGCCATGTCCAAGCGGTTGCTGCGACTCAAGCGGTCGCCGGCGCTGTTCACGCGCGTGGGTGTGAACGGCGGACCGTGTTGGTTCGTGCCCTACACAGGCGAGGCGTTCCAGTTCGAGAACCCGGTGTGCCAGCTCTTCGCACCAGACGTGAGCCAGGAAATCTATGGCGTGCCGGAATACCTAAGCGCCTTGCATGCGGCGCAGCTCAACAAGTCCGCCACGCTGTTTCGGCGCAAGTACTACGACAACGGCTCGCATGCCGGTTTCATTCTCTACATGACGGACGCGGCCCAACAATCGGCCGACATCGATGCGCTGCGCGAGGCGTTGAAGAATTCAAAAGGACCGGGGAATTTTCGGAACCTGTTTATGTATGCGCCCAACGGCAAGAAGGATGGGTTACAGCTTATTCCGATCAGCGAAGTTGCGGCGAAGGATGATTTTTCGTCAATCAAGAACACAAGTCGGGATGACATCCTGGCTGCGCATCGCGTGCCGCCGCAATTGCTGGGGATGATCCCGACGAATGCCGGAGGCTTTGGTGATGTCGAGAAAGCTAAGCAGGTGTTTATGGAGAATGAAGTTGCACCTATTCAAGCGAAGATGCTTGGTCTCAATTTGGCGCTAGGTATTGAGGCTTTCAAATTCCTTCTCTTGTAGCTGCCGGATGTGCCTTATACGGCGGAACTCCAGGTGTTCTGCTTTCTTTGTACATAATTATTTGGTGCCAAGGGCGCGCGAAATCGCCAAGTCACGCATGGCGGAGTAGTTTTCTGTGCCAAGAATTTGTCGAAGATGTTTGAGGACCATTTGCTGTAAGTTCGTCTCAACGTCAGCCTCTGAAGGTTGAGTAAGCTCCGGAAAAATGGGGTGGAACTTAATGCCAAGAAGTTCGCTCCATTTTTTGTGCGCAGCCTCATAGCGAGACTTCCATTCGATGTCATGGTTTGCAGATGCCTCGGTGAAACCTGCATCCACGGCCATTTTCCAGATGGCGTCTTCCATTTTAAATAGCACATCATCAGTGCTTTGAGTGATCCAGAGGGCGTGTTTTCGGCGAATACTAAACAGTCGCCGTGAAAGACTGATATGTGTAGGTCGAGGACCTTCCTTAACAAGGTCGGAAACTATTTTGGCCATCTCATCAGAATACTCACTGGCGAAAGTAACGTAGTTGTCGAATGCGGCTTTTGCCATCGGGGAATCAACGCCTAATGCGATGGCCGAGTTGCGATCTGCAAGTTCGATTGCGCGTTCATGAGCTCTTTGGTCTCGAAATAGTTGCCAGGGTATGGATGCTAAGCTCACTGCGCCAGGAAATGCGACAACAGCTTTTAGAATATCTGGCCCTACATGGTAGGCCGCAATGCTGCAGGTAACGACGATGGCGACATGCAACATATAGCCAAGTCTTGTGCGGAATGTTGCAATGCTTATATTCATGTCGAGTCTCAAGTGTGAGCAGTATCTAACGACATTGTTTCTTAGGCTTGACGGAGATTACCTTCCGAATGTCTTGTTGGTTGCACTCCGCGTGCCACCTCAGTTATTCGGGATGACTCGTATTTATGCCAGCGGTTTGGAGCTGCAGAAAAGGCAAAGCAGGTGTTTGTAGAGAACGAGATTGCACCTGTTCGAGTCAACATAATTGGGCTAATGCCGGAGTCAAAGCTTTTGAGGTGGCAAGTCTGGCTCGTTCAATTTTGGACTATGCGCAGTGCAGGGGAGCGGCATATCCGCCCCCCTGCAAAATGATCACATTTACGCTGCAAGACGTGCGTAAATGGATGTAACGCGGTGCAGTGTCGAATAGCATGCTTTGCTCTTACCCATTACCCATGGGTTCGAATCCGCGATCTCTTTATATGCCTGGGCGGCGGTATCGATCACTTCGGTTTCATCGAACACATCGGGGGGGGAATACTGCCAGCCTTTGCGGGGCACCTTTTTAACGAATACTGACAGCGCAGCCATGATCGGGAAAATGATCCCATCCGGGATATCCGTAATCTGTCCATCGCGCTCACGCTGGATAGAACGAAGACGTGTCCCGTAGAAGCCTTGATGCGATTTCCATTCTTCGTATAGTTCCCAAGCCTTGCCAGCGATATCAAGGCAGAATTTATAGACCTCTTTCAGCGCACCATCCGATTCATCAACGATGCGTTGAAATGTCTTTAAGCAGCGAGCTTTTTGACTGTACGTGAAGACTTTGCTGTCGCTAATGCTAAGTTGATCGAAGATTTCCTGTGGCATTAGAGCGAAGATCACCTGGATCAGTTTTTCGGTATCAAGGTACTCGTCGCTCGAAGCGTCAGTTTCCGACTTGCGAAGCTTTGCTTTCGGGTAGGTTTGCTGAAGGGCTTTCTCCAGATCCTCTAGCTGACCGCGGCGGCCAGCGATCGAAATCGCGCGAACATCGTTTTGAAAATTGCGCGCAATGGAGATCTCGGCAATCAGATCGTCGTCGTCCGTGATGATCAATTCAAATTTTACGCTTGGATCCAGTTCCGGATCTGGACGCTGTTCGAAGAACCGTTTCAGCTCACCCTGAGTCTGTGATCCGTTGATGATGCTTGGTTTCTTCAGGTGAATAGTGCGGTTCTTATCATCCACCTCAGCAGAGCGCGCAACGATAACCATGCCTCCATTCAGGATGGAAAAATCGTCGATGTTGTTATTAAGCGTCTTGCGGATGGCCTGATGCACCAACGTCGGTGCACGGCGGACCTTGCCGGGTGCGTCGACCAAGTATTCGCGGACGTTCTCGTTGTCTTCCAGGGCGAGGAACGTGGATGCCGGTGCATGGCCGGAGTAGACCCTTCGTCCTGCGCGCTCATCTTCAGGAGCGCTGATATTGCGACAGGAAAGATAGTGAAACGCGTACGGGGTCGCTTTGACCCTAGCTGCAGTAGCCATTGGATGTTTTCTCCGTTGTCCGTCAACCGCCATCTAAGTCCGGCAGTCGACGACTGCGGCTTGGCGAGCTGACGGGCTCAACATTAGCCGCGTCTACGGCAGCTTTCAAGTTGCTGTTTGCTTGCAGGTAACGAGTCATCGATACGCCTTCGCAGCAGGCGCTCTATGGAAATCGATTTGTCGAGTTCACCCGTATACCGCTTGTGTAGGACTCAAGAAGCATGCTGTGGCGCGCGGTCGTCCCCCCTCCTCGCCTGCACGCTTCCCCCTTCGCTTTTGATGCA